GCTAATATAGTTTGTAGCTGTGTTAATTCACGGGCTTGAACCGAATATCCAGGACGAAACAAAACACGCATGAAGTTTTTATCTTCATCAAAATCATCATAATATGGATCGTAGTTAAAGGTAGCAGTCATTTATTCCTCGTTTAGAAACTCAAAATGAAACGAATTCGTTCGGTTTGGGCTGGGTCTCTTGTAATTGGTAGTTTATCTGATATGTATAATATCTTTCCAGAGTACAAATCAAGAGTAGGGTTTGTAACTATGTTTACGATGCGAATAGCGCCTGTTTGTAAGCCTCTAATCGCTTGATTTGTTTGTAGAGTTCCGCGAACATTGTTTAGATATAAAAGATTTGGAGTTTCACTAAATGAAATTACATCAGCGGTGAATGTTGCACTTGCGTATGTTGTTCCTTGATAAACAACTTCATCGTTGTTAAAGTCACCAACACCTGGCGAAACTTTAACAAGAGTGTATAAAGAATATCTTTGTCCGGTAGCTAATGTTGTTGTATTATACAGATATGGATTTCGTAAAATTACAACTTCACGAAAATCATTATCAACCGGTAATACTCCACCCTCATCTTCGTCAAATTCCACATTAAACATTATTGTAGAACCACCCAACTCATAAGTCGGTTCATAACCGTGTCCATTATGTGGAGCAATTGAAACTTGTGCGGCTGCCAATGTTCCTATGCCACCACTAACATCGGTAAAAGTTAAATTTGCGTAAGTGTAGTAATTTCCGCGATTTTGAATAACAATATTTTGTACTTTACCACCAGAAACGTTGGCTTTCAATACTGCGCCTGTGCCATCGCCATCAATTGTAATGATATTTTGTACAGTGCCAACTGTGTAATTATTACCAGAATTTGTTACCGTCACAATATCAATTGAGCCTGGTTCGGCTGCGGCTCGTACAAACTTGTTTACTGATACTGGCATCCAATCATCAGTTAAGAATTTTTGTTTTTGTATAGATGTTAATGTGTACATATACTTCCATTTATAAAAATCGGAAGTCTCAACATAAGGTTCTTCTAGTGAAGTTGTTGATAGCGTCAATTCTGGTGATACTGTAGAAGCTGTACCTGGCGAAACATTTGAAAGGCACTTAAAGACTTGATCCTTAGAATTTATTACATAAAAATTTGTATTTGCTTCATACGTATTATATACTGTATTTGAAGTCCAATCGTTTCTAGGAATAACAAGAGAAGCATTTTCCAAAGATATTTGTTTTGCAAGAACCCCACGTTTGTAGTAATCATTTATAGCCGAATCCGTTTGCGATGGGGATCCTTCCACTTCGGTTCCTGAATTCCATGGTAAATGTCTACCAAAAAAGGCATACAAATAAGATTTTTTTGCGGCGGGCAAATATGCGTTTGCACCCAAGTCCAACAGGTTATAGACTTGCTCCGCCATCAAAATTTTGAAATTTTTAGTTAAGAGTGCTGACATGTTTCTATTTATCTATTTTTTTGAATGGTTGCGCTCAAATTGCTACCGTTTGATGTAAATATACTACTTGCGAAAATAGTATTTGCATTTCTGGAATTAGCCCTGACAGTAGCAGTATAAACCAGATTAACCAGTGCCGAAGTTGATGTTACATTAATTATGGTATCTAGTATAGCAAAAGACGAATTGGTGACTTCTTTAATCGTTACTGTGTTTCCAGTTGAAAGATAGATGGTGTCTCCATCTTGCAAATCATTTATAAAGTTGACGCTATTAGCCGCACCAAACAAAATATTTGATCCTGTAACAACATTAACTGTATTCTTCAATCTTCTATGAACATTTGATATAAGAATTAAATCGCCAACATTAACCGTAGATTGAAGATTTGCACTTGTGTTTGTGGTAATAATTTTATTAGAGCCATTGGCAATATTGTAAGTATCTGCGAGTGAAGTGATTGTTATAAAAGAAGAAGTGTTAACTTGAGTCAACATTTCTTCATTGTTGTCAATCTTGGTAATAAAAGTTTTTGTTCCAACTGGATGAACAATATCGTTTAGTGGTTTCTTAAATTTAGAATAGTCGGTTTGTGACTTAATGATGTATGAGAAGTTATGATATTTTTCGCCGTCTTGCAACTTCTTATCCGCACTAATTTGACCATCGGTATTCAAGTAAATGCCAGGATAACGAATCAAACCATTTTCAAAGTTTGCTGTAGCTTTTGCGTTACCATCACCATAGAATAACGATGATGTTACATTTCCGGTAACTGTTCCATCATCCGACTTGATAGTTTTAGTTGCATCAAATACGCCGCGATAATTAAATATTCTAAGTGTTGCAGTTGCGGAAGTATAAGAATCTACTGTCGCACTAAATGAAGAATTGCTGTTTGATGTGCCTTGATAAATTGAGGTATTTGGAACAAACAATTGTCCTTCAGTAACACTATTCAATACTATATCAGCATTTCTCAAAGAGACTGTCGGTGCCTCAACATAATCATAACCAAAACTACTAATTCTCAATGATGTTATTGCGCCAATTCTTGAAGTTGTCAATCCGTATTGTTCACCATCACCTGTTATTTGAGCAACCGTCAAATTAGCACTTGTACCAGAAACTGATTGAACATTAATTGATGGCAATGAATCTCTTGTATATCCTTCTCCGCCAATAACAAAAGCATTTGAAGAATGATTGTTAATAGTGACTGAAGTAATTACACCAGAAGAAACATTTACATATCCATTTGCACCATAACCAGAACCGCCGGTAAAAATTAAAATATCTCCATTAGCATAACCAGTGCCACCATTGTTAACTGTTATTCTACCAAGCGATCCAATTTTATACAGATCGTTTCTTAAAATTTTATAAACTGATACGTTTGTTAAATCATTTGGAAACGCCTCGGAAAAATATAAATTGTTTGCGTCAACATACAACACTTCACGAATGGCTTCAAATTTATTTTTAATGAATAGTCTAACATAATCTCCGGGTTCAAAAGAATTCGTTAAAATTTGATCGGGATCATTTATTAATGATGTTCCTTTTACAATTGTACGATTGTTAGAAACTAGGCTATCATCGTAGTCTTCATTATAAAAACTATAAGTTTCTACGGATGGCTTTTGGCGATATCCACCGCCTGAACCATCAACAGCAACAAATGAAATTGGATAAACTGGAAATTCATCAAATGTAGATAAACTGTAAATTGTTTGTGTTTCTTTATTTGCCGTAATAGTGAGACCGGTAGTTGTGCCTGATGTGGTACTGATTGCAGCCCCACCAACAGTTGCTGATAAAGAAAAGAAATTTGCTCCTGGACCTCCAGCTTGGGTTTTAATATAGTATAATTTTCCTGTTTGAAAAGTTAAACCCGTTGTTGTTCCATTGAGTGATGTAATTGTATTACCACCAATAGATTCGGATAAGGAAAAATAATTAGAATTTTTTGTCTTAATGTAATATGTTGTTCCTGATGAATAATTATAAATTGTTCCAGTTCCAGTCAAAGTTCCTGAGATACTAACCGGATCACCAACTGTAATTGTTGATGGCGATGATGTGGTTGAAAAATAACCATTTGATCCTTCAATTACAACACCAGTTAAAGTTGTTGATGAATAGTCGGTAATTGTTCCAGTTCCTGTCAATGTTCCATAAGAAGTTACTGCATTTCCAATCGTAAGATTTCCAAAGTATGAAGTTGTTGTTGAAAAATAACCATTTGATCCCACAATAGAAACGCTAGTTAGTACTCTTGAAATTTTAGAAAAATAACCATCTAAAGTATCAACAGCCATATTGGATACATTTATTTTTCTTGATATTGAAGTATCCAACAAATTGATAGATGCTTTAGCTTCAGTACCAAATGCTACACCATCAAATCCACCTTTAAAATCAATAATTGATGAATTTAGATTTATGGCTGGATCTCTGAAACCAAACCCACCTTTTTCCACAATGATATCGGTAATACCACCTTTTGTGGTTACTCCAACATGTGCAACCGCACCAACTGGAGTATTAGCTACAGGATTTAAACCACCAACAATACTGACTGGATCTCCAGGATAAGAAGGAGTGGCATCAGGATCGTATGCATTATAAAAAAGACCTCTGTTTAGTGGATTAATTTTTATCTCTGATAGTGCGCCAATTAAGCGGCCGCCAACGGTAACATTCAGACCAGTATCTTCATCAACATATGTTGCTGTTATTCTTTCTCCAGTGGTAAACAATCTATTAACATTTGATACATAAATTTCTGTATATGTAATACCAAGTTGACGGTCAACAGATTGAATTACTTTTTCAACAAGCGCAGTAGCTTTTGATGTTTGACCAGTGATTAGAGTTTTTGCAATATTGAAAATATTATTATCGTCGGTATCAATTCTAAGTGCTAAAGGCAATACCCATTTACCATCAGACGCTTTTAAAATATCCTCTTTCGGATAGTAGATATCAATATTTTCATCATACAAGGCTCTAAAAAGAAACTTGACAGATTCTTGTGTTCCGCTGGACTTATAAAATTGAGTGACTAGTTTTAAAAATAGTCTTTTGTCGGTTACAATTTCTTGAGGAAAATAAGGAGCTAAATCCTTCTTTAGTTGTTCAATGTAATAGTCATCGGAACTATCAATATCATTTGCATTACGTAATGCATCAACTTCATAGGAAACGCTATTTGTAGTTTCCAGCCATTCATAGTATTTCTCTAAGAATGTGACAAATTTTGGATAGTCACTTCTTACGAAATCTGGTAACTGTGAAGATACCAGGTTTGATGTGCGAACGTTTTCCATTAAATTGTAGTAGTCTTAACAGTAACGCTGGTAGGATCATCTGCATCCAGAACAAGCATTTTATTTAATTTAGATTGAATGATATTAATCTTTGGCTTAATATGGACCATGATATCGCCGAAGTCATTATTAACTGCTGTTGGATTAAAATTACTGATTGTGATTTTACCTAATGTGTAATCAATAATGCCAATTACACCATTGTTTTTATTTTTGTTCAAAATTACTTTGGTACTTTGGCTGCTGATTTCATCTGGCTTAAAGTATGAAATTCTGATTTGTCCATAACGACCTTCAAGCACAGCCAATCCTGCGCCTAAAGATCCACCGCCGCCAGTGATTTGAACGGCTGCTGTGGTGTATCCGATGCCTGGATTTGTGACAGTAATCTTGTTCAATTTTCCATTGACTATTTCCGCAACTGCTAATGCCCCTTCTCCGTCACCAACAATGGTAACTTTTGGTGTTGATGTATAATTGAAGCCTGGATTACTTACAGTCACAGATTCTAGTCCAGAAAAAGATGATGGAACTTCTTCAAAGAAGCACTGGCGAGAAACTCCATCTTCGTCAGTCATTGTAAAATCTGGTGTTGAATAGAAATTGTCGTTTGTTGTTCCTCTACCTAATTCAAAACCAAAATCAAGAATATATGTATCAGCATTAATCAAATCAGGTCTAAACTTCTTGGCAACAAACAAACTCACTTCATTAGAAATAATTGACCTATCAAAATTATCAATTGCGGTTTCAAGACCGGAAAAACGGAAATAACTATTAAATTTATTCAAATTGGTTGATGTATAATTTTTTATTAAAGTCGTTATTGCATTTTTCAATTCGGAATCATTTAGTGATATTTTTGATTTGTCATAAAAAACACTTGCATCTACCTTCAGATAATTATAGTCAATATCAACAATTTCTGGTGTAATTGTCAACATACTGATTGGCTTCAATATAGTATTTTTTACATAATCTTTCTCTGTGTCAGAAACCTCAAAACCTAATTTTGGCTTTGCTGACACAAATACTTTACCATAAACTGGCGGATTATTTTCTTCTCCGCCCCACACATTTACCGCTTCAAAAGCAGGATAGTTTTGTTGAATTAACTTGATATAGTCGTTCTTTGTTACAGCACGATTCTGTGATAGCAGAGCAAGAGGTGCCGCAAACTTAATTGAATCTACAGATTCTCTGGTGACACCACCAGCAGCCGCAGAAATTGAATTTACGGAAATTAAACTGTAGCCACCAACTGTTGCGGAAGAAACAAAACTGTTTGCTTTGTTTGATGCATCTGCATTGGTAATCAAATATTCTAAAGTAATTACACCACCATCCGGTATCTTTTTTCCTAAGGTGTTATCACCAAAATAAATTTCATACTGACCGTTTTTGCCTTCTTGTAGGTAATAAACTTCTGATGTTGAATTTACAGTAAGTGCATTCGTAGACAAATCATAAACCACAGTTTCCGTATTTGAAGCAGACTGTTTCACCGAAACTCTCAAAGTTGTCGTATCAATGTTTGCATCTGGTATTGTAAACAGTTGTTTTGGATTGGAAAAATAACTGTTTGTATATGAGTATGAAACAAGTTGTCCCTGATAGATTGGAACATTTGTGAAAACAAAATTATTTGCTGTTTTAGAAACTGTTGTAGATTCTACGGTAACAAACTTGTATGATACGCCATCTAATTGTGAAGATGAAAATGCATATCCTCTAGGCAGAGTTAATGAACCTGGTGTAGCATTTGTAGTTTGAATAGTTACATTAACAACTGCTCTCGGCGCTCTAGCTGAACGTGGTGTATATCCAACACGTTTTGCATGTGAAACTACAGAATTTCTAAGAGAAGCACTATCCAGGAATGCTTCATTGGCAATCATATTCAAGTAATATGCATTGTAATGGGTATTGTATGCTAGAATGTCCAATAGAACACTTAATCCAGAACCTTCAAAATCATAGTCTTGAAATTCAGTTTGTTGTCTTAGAAAATTTCTAAGATTAGTTTTGATAGAATCAAAATCTAATTCGGTTACATTTAAACGGTCCGCCATCTTATCTGTCTCGTTGTAAGAAGAAGTTTATTGTTATTGGGTCTGTTCTATTGACTATCAAAAATGTCATGCCGATACTGTAAGAATTGCCTTCATAATTTGGCGATACTGCTACACTTTTTACGACAACTCTTGGTTCATAGTTTTCTAAAGTCTGCACAATCTCACGCTTCAGAGCGGAAGATGTTATGGAATCCATGTTTTCAAATAGCAAGTTCCGAACACCGGATCCCAACTGTGGCTGAAAAGGTCTTTCGTACCGAGAAGTTGATATCAGATTCTTTACTGAATTAATTACCGCCATCTCGTCAACGTGCTTATTCACATCCTTCTTTATAGGATGGGCTGTGAAAGACAAGTCCAAGTCTTTGTATTTTCTAGTTGTTGCGCTTACTACTGTGGCCATCTTTTATTTATGAAGTAATTCTAGTAATAAGTTTATCTGTTCCTATATAATTTTCTATTAAAGCAGTTTGAGACTGACCCATTGAAGAAAATTGCCGAACTTTTGCAAAATCATCCATCAATGTTTTACTATTGGTATAAAAATTTTCATCATGCAATTTTCTTGTGTCCATGAGACTTATAACATTTGCTAAATTATTATAAATTGTATTAGCTTGTGGTAATGTCAAACTGCAAGATCCTCCACCAGAAATGCTAGTTGATAGTATTATCGTATTTGCAATGATGTTTGTGTTTGCCTGAGATAATTCCGGATTAATAAAAAGGCTGGTAAAACTGCCAAAAATTGGAGCAGTATTTTGAATTCCATCGGTTTGATAAATGATATACATTAGTCCTTTTGCTACAGCCATTGCATTATCATAATACGGTTTTGCTTGAGCTGCCTCAGGATTATTTGTAGCATCAGTTATGTAATTTGTAACGCCGGAAATTCTATTTGTGTGTGCCACAAAATTGGCAGAATTGCTGTATAAATTTGAAGATACATTAGATTCAAGAATGTTAACGGTCATGTTTAATTTATATTCCACACCCACATTTGTGTAACTTGAAATTGTAAGTATTGTATCCCGTAATGTATTTGCAGAATTTAAAATGTTAGCTACCGAAACCGAAGTTGGATTTTTAAAGTAACCACTAACAGAACTATTTGCAATATCCCCAGATTGCCAGTCAGCAATTATAGTCGGAACACTATTCAAATGTTCTTTTGCATCCACGGATAAATCTGGTATATCACCTCTAGTGTCTATGTAATTGTATCCTAATTTTTGAAATAATTTAGCCATAGTATTTTTTCCTTATCAAGCACTTAAAAATTTACCTATCACAGGTCCAGCTTTTGGATGTACATGTGTATTATAAATCAAAGAATTGATTGTGTCAAACATGAAAACTGCTGATGAAATACCAATACTTGCATATCCAATATTACCGACAAAGAAATTTCCTATTGGAGCATTTACGGACACTAATGATGTGATTGGTCCAACGGTAGTAATGGATCCTGGAGTTGCAACTGGAGTTAATGGAGTGGGCAAGCCCAATGATAATCCACCAAGAGAAGATGTGAATCCATATGGACCAGCAAAAACACCCATTTTTGCATTCACTCTTGATTCCGCAGTAAGTGTGTCGCAAGTAATTGAACCATGAATAAACAAATCTGATCCTAAATTCAAACTTTGTGCTGATGACAAACTCAAAGAACCACCAAATTTTTCACTTGCACTAATGCTAACATCTTTATTACCAGAAAGTGAAAGATTTCCAGCACTCAGGACATTCATTTTTCCTTTTACTGCAAGATTATAATCTCCGCCAACTTCTTGATTTAAATCTCCATCCACTTGCATATTACAATCGCCTTTAACAACGATGTTACATGCACCGCTAACATAAATGTTTTTCTTACCAATTGTAATATCAAATCCTTCACCAAAAACTTTTATAACTTGATTTCCGTTTGGATGCATTTCAATAAAGTTTCTAGATTTTCCATGTTGTATGCGTACCCGCTCTCTTCCTGGAGTATCATCTAATTGGATTGAATGTGCTCCCTCACTATCCCACGTTTGATTATATGGATATAATGGTGGATTGTCAACCGATGCTGGAGATGGCGGTTCTTGAAATAAATTATTTGATGGATTGGAACTAAGTGCTCCAACCACCTGTTCATATGATTTAGTATAGTCGCTATTTGTTGCCATAATTTTTTAAGGTGTTTTTGATTTTTGACTTGGTGCAGTTGGAACTTGTAATCCAGGTGGCACAGAGCCAGTGTATGATGTGATTGTCGCATTAGCTTTGGTAACTTCATCTTGAGTGGTTGGTACAAATAAACCAACTGTTGATGAGGCTGCAATTCCTACCGCTAAACCTGCAACGGTAGCAGATGCTTTTAGCGCATCTTTAGTCGCTGAGGCAACGTCTTTTATTGCTCCTGCCAATTCTGTATAACTTTTTCCGGTATCCGATGGAGAAATATATGTATCTTCTGGTGCATCAATTGAAGATACATTTCCATCAGTATCGGTAATTAATTGGGAACCATCTTCAAATGTTTGTATAGAAGACCCATCCTCAAATTCTTGTGTTCCTACTGTCCATGTTGGACTAGTTGGTGCAGATTCAGTCCATACTTCACTAAAAATACTTCCTAAAGATGATAATAATTTATTTAGACAGTCTCTCAACATTTCTAAATATTTTTTTGGCAAACTAAGAATCCATTGAATGATTGCTCGGATCTTAACTAACACAGCAAGAACATATTTTTCAAATTCTATAATTGGTTGAATATATTCTCGATTGATATAATTAATATACTCAGCCACAGACTTTAGCATATTGATAACTGATGAAAAAGAACCAGATGGATCACTAAAACCTAGCAATCTCATAATGGATCTAATTCCTTCTCTAATCCATTTTGCAATTCCTTTTAAGAATTTCTTTAACCCAATATTTTTTTTCAAGTCATTTGAGAAATCACAACTATGCACCAACTTATTATTTGTTACATCAATGCTTGTTCCTGCAATTTTTCCCATAGCCCAAATTGATGTTGTTGGTGTGCCTTCTTCTCCAAAATCTCCTGTGTTATACAGTAATGTGTAATCGGATAACGATGCTTCTTCAACAGTGGTTGCTAAGATTGGTTTAAATGTTTGTGCGCTCATTTTTTATTCTCTTGATGATATAGTCGCAGAATTCCATCCAACATGTCTCTGTAGCAACAATCAAGTTCCGAATGGGCTTCTTCTAGTTTAATATCAGTATGACAATGACAATCTATAGATTCTATTTCTTTTAAGAATTCTTCAGTCGTAATTATTCCAGCAATATATTTCTCATGCGATATGGCTGCCTTCGCTGTCAAAATATGTAAATCAATTAAACTTTGACTCATTTTGATATCATTCCAGGCAAGAAACCAATCATCACTGGTTGTTGTGCAGTTTCACCATCTAAGAAGAATCCAACAATCCAATCATTTAATTTAGGAGAAGAAAACATTTTTGAAGTGTTGATTGCATACATTGGATGCGCCCAAGGCAAGCCTTCAGTTGGAAGTTGCGCTTTATCTGTATTATGCCAACCTAATATTCTAACTTGACACCTTCCCATTGCCAATGGATCTAGCCTGTTTTCAACTATGCCGACCCACCAAATAAAGCCATTTTTTCCAGAAAAATTATTATCCATAAAAATCCGCCAAATCATTTTGTTGCTGTGTACTCAAATAAACTCTATCCCGGTTTGAAGAATCTGTGGCCACTTCCAGAATAGTTTCATGTTTGTCATAAGTAATCATCTGTCTTGCGGCCACAATCAAATATTTACCACTTTTTGATTTATCCATGTTATCTTGATTTTTTTCTGAAGATTGCTCACTAATTGTTGGAACTGTTATGTTCACATTTGTGCCAGAAATCAAATCAAAGTTTCCTGGCATAACAACTTTTAATCTTTGATTCATTAAGTTACGAATAGAAGATTCTCTTTGTATTACATAGTTATATGTATCATCATCAGCATCAATAGAATTCGCATCATTTTCTTTTACATACTCATTACTTGCTTTAAAAATTCCTGTTGGAAAAAAAACTTTCCTTGAATCAAACATCTCCGTATTTTTAATTCCAGCTTTGTTCGTAATCACGCCTATATTTGGTGTTTTATTTGCATGACTTCCTACTGAATACACATCATCAAAGTTTACGTTTTTTACAGCAACTTTTCTTGTCATAATATCAAAACCAATAAATGTGCCAGCGTAAACTCCATGTTTGATATTTTTATTTAAATCAAATTGAGAAACGACTTCAATGTGCCTAGCGCCCATCATTTCGTTTTCTTTTAAATCCTTCAATGCTAAATTTTTAGGCTGATAATTTATATCATGTATTGCTTTTTGTTTTATCATACTTGAAATAGTTAGGAAATTATATCCCAACTTATTTTCAAAAAATAAAAATGTCGGTGACAATTCATCATTAACTGCTTTTTTTGCACACAAATCTAAACATTCAAAAGGAGTTTTATTGGGTAAAACAACCGTTCTTATTCCTTTTGAAGTCTCCACTGCAAATACTCCTTCAGAATTTACCAACAAATAATTTTCTAGAATATCACGAACAATATTATCATAAGTATCACGATATGATTTTGATATTTTTGTTTGTTGTGATAGAATAAATTCATCCGAAACAAAATGAAGCACATAAAGTTCGGTACTTATATTTACCGTTGTTCTGGAGCTTTGTTTATAAATCCTAAACGATTTCTTAATTGTTGCCTGATTTTCTGTTTTTCCCATATCAATCAAAAGAATTTCTGATCCATCAAAAGATAATTTGTTTGACAGTCCTTTTGCATCCCTTATTAGAATAGTTCCAGTCATGCAGGGATTAAAAATACAATCAAAGATATTTAATTCTTCAAACATACCAGTCAAGTCAAAAATTCCAAGTTTAGTTACTAATGATAAACCATCTTTTTTAACGGTATATTGCATTGATTGTAAAATGCTTACATCAGACATTACTAATTACCTGAATAAATTCTTGATCCACTGCGGGAACATACTCACTCTTTAGAATTTTTACATTTCTTTTAGCATCATTTTCTTCAACTTCATAATCATAGAAAGACATTCTAGTTTTTGTGATTGATACAGTTAGAGTGTTTCCGTCCGATAGAGTATAGTTTGCACTTTCTTCCACAAGATTGTTATAGTCTTCTTCGGTTATTCGTAACTTGTCTATTGTTTTTTCTCCAGTAAGTGGAAATAATCTTGTCTCAATTTTATAGAAAGAATGATTGTTGAGTATGGCCCATTCTAATCCATCTCTCTCTCTGCCAGTTTCAAAAATTAATTGCTCATCATTAGTTACCGATGCGCTGACAGAAACTGTCAATCCTGTGCCTGCTCCGGTGATATTTGATGTAGCAACTGTGCCAGATGGTAAAATTAAATAAGAACCAACATTTGCTGTAGCGATACTCAATGAAACAACATTACCTGTTCCATCGGTGGTTACTGTTGCATTTGCTTTGGCACCAAATACTGTTCCGCCTTGAACTTGAATAATGTTTCCGTTAGCATATCCTGAACCATCGTTAATAACATTCAATGATGTAATCGTAGAAATTGCTTCAGTAACAAAAAGATTATCTGCTTCATCAGTCATTTCAAAAGTTTCTGTTATCCAATTATCAGCATACTTTGAACGAATAACCTCATTTAAAACTCTTTGCTCAATTGGCCAATCTGTCTTAACATCAAAGATGTTATTCATCTTCAAAATGATCCAATGTTTTTCTGATCCACCATAAAATTTATTGGCTACGATTTCTGGTGTTTCACCATCGGGTACGGTGTACTGATAGTATGCGACAGAATTTTCCGTAAGACTTTCATCAAACGAAAAACTAGCAGTTAAATTTGTAACTGTGTCAATAGAATTTGTATCATCTAAACTATAGATGGTTTTTGGAAAGTATCTAAAGTATTTTGCCATTTATGAAAGTCTATCTATTTAAAACTGTTGTTGACTGCTCTGTAATTGCGCCAGCTTCATCTTGAAAATTAAATTTTGTCATAATTTCTGTTTCTTTGAATGATAGATCCATTCTAATTGCTGTTGGCATACCAGTACCACCAACTTTTGGAGAGTTATCGCCGGGGGTTTCAAAAGCATGAAATCCGTTTGGTGCATAATCTAAATCAATTGATAGTAATACGCAAGTTGAAATTCGTGGTATGTTTTTATTAATTTGTCCATTATAATAGAATTCAATATCAAATTCGGATGGAGGAACTAAGAAGTATCCAGCAGTTCCATTTTTTATTTCCGGTGCTTGATGAAATTTCAAACGTGCAATCAATTTTTGAACTTCTTCTGCTTCTCGCTCACTTCTTGGATAAAACATAAATGAAAATCTAAAGGGTCTCAAATCTGGCTTTCCATAAATTAATTCTAACTGTGGGTTCTGAGTTAATCCTGTAGCGCCAGCAAAAATAGCCGCCGTTGTATTTGGAGAACCAGTTAATGTTCCTGCAATTTTTGTTAGTTGTTGGAGTACAAATGGAGATAAATTTCTTCCTGTTTGAGCAGGATCAACACCGCCATCAAGAGCAGTTTTTGCAATAGCGCCAAAAGTTGTAAGATTTTCACCAGCTAATGATAAATCAGAATAGGCTTGACTATGATTAAAATTTAATGTATTGGGCATATATAGCGCAATACTATCAGTTGTTCTTGTAGTTTTTCGCAAGAAAGTTGCATTGTTTAAAGAACCAATATCAGATGCTACGTATGCACCACCTGCCTTAAGACCTTCTTTAGCTTTACCATAAAGTCCATTGGTAAATTCATTAGCTTTTTCTTCGGCTGTTGCAACGCCTTTTGCAACAGCATCAATTGCTTTTTTAGCAAGTGGACCAGCTTTGCTATTTTCCAAATCAGATTGTAATTTATTGTATAAATCTTCAGTCAGTCCTAATCCCTCTTTAGCTAATCCACCAATATTTCTATATCCAGTTTGTCCAGCTAATAGTGTCCTATTTTTATGTATCGTTGCCCGAGTATCAGCTGCCGGTGAAACTGTATATTCAGTTTTATCTTGAACATTGATATGAATAATCATATAATGTCCTTTGTCTACCGATCCAATATCAATAGGATATCTTAATATTTTTTGTCCAAATAACTCATTCGGTAAAGGTCCGATTGTTCTAGCTTCTTGCTCTTTATAAGTTATGTCGGATAAGGTGAAAAGTGCCATGTTGATCCTGAAGTTTTACTACATATTTATATGTCTTATGGAACTAATTCTTACAAAGGTAAGTTTACCCCACAAAACCCGAAAAAATATAACGGCAATCCAGATAACATAATCTATAGGTCATCCTGGGAATTGCGTTGTATGAAGTGGTTTGATGATAATCCGAACATCATTTGGTGGTCATCGGAAGAATTGGCTATTCCATACTACAGTCCAGTTGACAAACGAATGCATCGTTACTTTCCAGATTTTATCATAAAAGTCAAACGAAAAGATGATACCATTATGACTTATGTAGTTGAGGTAAAACCAGAAGCACAGACCAAAAAACCAACACAAAAGCGTAAGACCAAGAATTTTCTAAGAGAATCCATTACATATGTTGTCAATCAAATGAAGTGGAAAGCAGCCGATGAATTCTGTCACGCACACGGCTGGCAATTTAAAATAGTTACGGAAAAAGATTTAGGCATTTAAACCGTAATAAATACATTTATGGCTTACTTAATGGACAGAATCAATCAGCAGTTGCAAAAGACTGGTTATACGGCTCGTAGTAGACAAGCCCGTGATTGGTTGCGTTCAAAGATTGGCGATTTAAAACCAACGCCTCAAAAATTAATGCAGGACCGTGAGAGACAGACAACCTCACATTTTATTGGTCACATGTACTATTTTTATTATGATCCGAAAACGAAGGATAAGTTGCCATATTACGACAAGTTCCCATTGGTTCTACCAATACAACTATACCCAGACGGTTTTCTAGGGCTGAATTTACATTACATTCACCCAAAGCAACGTATCATTCTTTTGGATAAATTGAGCGAACATGCCACCGATAATCGCTTTGATGCACAAACCAAGCTAAGATTAAATTATCAAATGCTGGCTGCATTCTCAAAAGCGTATGAAGCAACACCTTGCATTAAGCGATATCTAGGTTCTCATGTGCAATCTAGATTCGTTGAAATTCCAGCTGATGAATGGGACATTGCCGCCCTATTACCGGTTGAACAATTTGAAAAGGCAACAAAGAACAAAGTCTGGGCCGATTCTAGGAAAAAATTCTAATGTCATTTTTACCCCAATTATTTTTAGCAAACATAAAGGCTAAAGAAGGCTTAGCTCGGCCAAGTCGTTTCCAAGTTATATTACCGATACCACAATACATTAGCAAGTTTGTTGAGAATGGTTTGCTTGAGCAAATCTTAAATCTACCGAACTCAATTTTCTCTGATGTTACCGCAAGAGTACTTGGCGGAGATCAAACTCGTTCTTACAATTCATCTATTTCCAGATATCTAGCACTTCAATGTGAGAGTGCTGAGTTGCCCGGCAAAACATTACAAACGGCCGATGTATCAATTTATGGACCAGGATTCAAAGTACCATATAATACTCAGTATGATGAAATTGCTTTAACATGGATTTGCACAAACGAATTCTATGAGAGAAAACTATTTGACCGTTGGTTAGAAGCAATCATTCCAACAGATACAAACAATGCTAGATTTCCTAAAGGTAGAGAAACATCATACATGACAAACATTAAAATTGTTCAGTATGATGATTTTATTAAACAAATTTATGCAGTGGAATTATTTGATGCTTTTCCTATTGGAATAGGTGCACAAACACTTTCTTGGTCGGATGATGGTTTTCACAGATTGACAGTTAGATTTTCATATCAGAAATTTAAAACAATTTATGAAGGCGATTATGACCTCGGTGCGGCTGCGGCTGCACTTCTTGGTTCTTCCGTTGCTGGAGTACCTGTTTCACAAATCCTACAATCGCAAATTAGAGGAACGGCTGACGCGGTGAGAAGAATATTTTAATTATTTGGAGATTATATGTTACCTAAAATTGATGTGCCTTTATATGAAATTACTTTACCATTGTTAAAAAAGAAAGTAAAGTTTAGACCGTTCTTAGTTAAAGAAGAAAAGATTCTGTTGATGGCTGCGGAATCGGATGACCAAGATGCGATACTTTTGGCTGTGAAACAAATTATTAATAATTGTTGTGTTTCTGATATTGATATTGAAGAATTGCCTATTCTAGATTTTGAATATTTCTTCATGCACTTAAGAGCAAGATCCGTGGGTGAAGTTGTTGACTTGCAATACAAATGTAATAATACTATTAGTGGAGAAGGTGAAGAAGAAAAGAAATGTAACTCTTTGGTAAAGTTGAGTTTTAATGCATTGGAAGTTGAGCCAATAATCAACACAATAGACAACAAAATTCAATTAACACCAAATTTAGGAGTTGTATTAAAATATCCTAACTTTAAAAATATTGAAGCTATCACCAAAATACAAGATTTATCATCAACCGATTTAATTTCAAAAACGATTATCAGTTCTATTGATTTCATCTATGATAACGAATCGGTGTATTATGCTAAAGATACACCAGAAGAAGAATTGATAGATTTTATTGATAGTTTAACAAGAGAACAGTTTGGAAAAATTCAAGAATTTTTTGAAAGCATTCCCAAACTCAAAAAACAAATTAAGTTTACTTGTCAAAAATGTGCTTATGAAGAAGAATTAATGCTTGAAGGAATCCAAAGTTTTTTCGGGTAACCTTTCGTTATGATATTTTAAGTAACCATTACCAGACTAATTTCGCACTAATGCAACATCACAAATACTCTTTACAAGATTTGAATGATATGCTGCCGTGGGAAAGAAATGTATATGTTACTATGCTTCTCCGTCACATTGAGGAAGAAAACGAGAAGATTAAACAACAAAATTTAGCAAGAAGAAAATAAATGGCAACCAAATTCTCCCAGATATACAAACAAGAATTGAAATCAAAAGGTGTTTTGAGTTCTCTTGGTTCAGCGGCTTTGAAGCAAAGAAAAGAGAGAATGGATATTAGAAATGTTTTGTTTGGTGGAAGTGGAGTTGTATCAACTACTGGTCAAAAAATATTTGGCAAAGGTTTTTCTGCACTAGGTGGTGCGCCAAAATTAAGTTCAGATTCACCACAACAAAGTGCAGCCATAAATGCTTTAACTATTTCAAGCGAAAAGCAAGAAGGCTTATTGAAAATTGTTGCTAAAAATACTATGAATATGAATTCTATGGCTAGAGATATGAATATCACTAGACAAAACATAGCATCTATGACTAAAAAAATGACAGGCAAATCATCAAAAGGTGCGGATGCTTTGTGGATGGGTGCAGAAAAAAGAAATACATTATTGGCAGATAAAAAGAAAACGCCAACAAATGTAAATAAATCTACAGAAGGAAGTGGTGGTGGAATACTTTCAAGTATTGGATCAGGTATTGGTGGAATTTTTTCTGGTGTTGGTAGTATGTTATCTGGCGGCGCAGGTATGATTGGAAGTATTGTGAGTGGCTTACTTGGCGTTGTTGGCAAAGTTGGTGGAGGAATCTTAGGAGTATTGGGTTCGGTATTAAGCGGAATTCCTGGTGGATTTATTTTAGCCGCAATTGCTCTGGCGGGTGTTGCTTACTTAATTAAACAAGTTTCTGAGAATGTAGATTTTTCCGAACTAAAGAATGATATTTTAAAAGGACTGGGGTTTGATCCTGAAAATAAAGAAAAAACACTAACACAACAGTTATTGGAAAAAATGGGATTTGATGAGGCAACAGCAAAAAACTTTGATGAAAATATTAAAAGTTTATTTTCATCATCGAATAATATTATTGTTAGATATACAAAAGCCGCATTTACAGTATTATCTGATGTATTCTTAAATTTTGGAAAAATGTTTACTTTTTACACAGAAGATTTATTTCAATTTTTAGCGCACAAATTTGCTCCTGGCTTAGTTCGTGACAAATCTTTTCAAGGTGTAGCTGCCGATTTAGAAACTAGAAAAATGGAAGAAGCTGATGCTAGAAGGCAATTTATTCTTTGGGACACACTTTATGCTGGAGGCACCGGAAAAGGAGATGTTGGATTTGGTCCAGGAATAACTGGTCCAGGTCGATATGCGGAAGATCCCAGAACCATAGAAAATAGAAGAAACGTAGCACTACAAAAACTCGAAGATATAAAAGTTGATAGAGAAAATTTACAGGAAGAATTTAACGCAAAAGAAAAAGCACTATTAGATATTAAAAAAGTGCAAAAATCAATACCTCAAAGATTTACTGAAGAATTAACAAATTTAGATATACAACAATATGCTCCAACAAAATTAACTGGCACTCCAGGGGAAATGGCCAATTTAATTATAAAAAGATTTAAGGAAGCCGGTTTTAGTGATGTACAGGCTTTAGGAGCGGTAGCAAATGCTTTGACTGAATCAGATTTAAATCCTAATGCTGTCAATGTAAAAGACGGTGATGATAGTCATGGATTATTCCAATTAAATAGAAAAGGTAAAGGATTAGGAGTTGGATATACTCCAGAACAATTATATGATCCTGAAAAAAATATCCAGATTGCTATTGAAGCGGCAAAAAATTCAAAAAATTTCAAATCAGCAACAACAATAGAAAATGCCACCGAAGCATTTTTGAAAGATGTTGAAAGACCAAAAAAGAAAGATGATCCTGCAGAACTTCAACGCAGACTACAAAAAATGGAAAAATTTAGCGGAACTAATATATCATCGCTAAGTACAGAATTAAATGATGGTGTTAGAAATCTTGCTCTAAGTGGTGTTACTTCGGGTTCACCATCAATAACAGTCGGTCCAACAACTAATGTTACACAATCTGGAGGAGGACGTTCAGCTTCAGCGTATGATATGGAAGGTCTTTTTGTTGAAAACATGATTTATAGACAGACTGGTCAGGCATAACAAAAACCCCGCACTAGGCGGGGCAAACTAAGTTCTGAGGAAGTTTAGTTTATTGTTCAGCTAACGACTTGAAGTAATCCAAATCATCATCTACAGTAGTAGACACAGGAGCTTTTGCTCTTGTAACTGTTGCTGGCAATTCAACATCTTCTGCACGAATATTAGGAACAGCGTCACCTTCAAAGCCGAGAACCTTATCAAGGCGAGCCTTAAGTTGTTCATATGGTTTGAAATGTTTCTTGTCCGTAAAATCTTTCAAAGAATGTTCTTTGGTGTAAATTGCTTCCAATTTAGCATCATCGCCATCAAGCAACGCAGACTTATCAGCAAATTCTGATTTGTCGTAGTTGCGATATCCCTCAACATTACGAATCTTCAATTTGAAGTTAGCACCTTCCCATAGGTCAAATGGGTTCAAAGGCGTTTCATCGGGAAACTCAGGATTCATCACTTCGGAAATCTTATCAAAGATTTTCTTTCCGAATTTATATAAGCGAACAGTACCTTCATTTTCGGGATTGCTTGGGTCAGAGATAACATAGATATTCGCAATGTAACTCAAGCGGCGCTTTTGTTTACGAACGATTTCTTTGTTTGCTTCAACACCAGAATTCCACAATGTAGAGTTGTGTTCACAAACGGGACACTTATCACCAACTGTAGTCAAACAGTTATCAATGAACCAACCGCCTGGTCCTTGAAAGCCGTGGTCAAAACGGCGTACCCATGGAAGTCCATCATCACCATCAATAGAAGGTGCTGGTAGAAAACGAATAACAGCCATGCCGTTACCAGATTTATCTACAGTTGGAGCCCAGAATCGGGTATCATCTTTTGAGCCAGCCTCAGCAGTTTGTGTGGTGATCTCAATAGCCTTAGTGAGTTTATCAAGGCTGTCGCGGTTGCGTTTTAGATTAGCGAAAGACATATTATTTTCCTTTGTATAAATTGTATGCGTTGTATAAAATTATCCACATGATTCATTGTATCATGTATTTAGTTCAACTTCAAGTAGCTTTTCAAGCATCATTAAAGTATTACCAATTTCTTTGTGAAGAATACCAATACCACCTGCCGCATTAAACGACTGGATAATATCTTGTGTATCATCAATAAGAATTGTGTTTGGTGTAGCATACTCAGCCTTGTGCTTACGACCGGGAACAACGTTCGCCTTTAGTTTTTCAAGACCATTGTTATCTAACCAAACACGTTTTTGTCGTGCAACTTCATCATGGTATTTGTTACCACCAGAAGAAGTCAACAACTCAATCGATACGTTTGCCTCAAAGCAAAACATTACCAATTCTTTACCACCAGGATACCAGTCTAGCGTTTCAAATTGCTTTGTTGCTATAAAGTCATGCCAATGTACATTAAAATCTTTTCTGTCACGCATTGAACCCGGCAGTTCTTTGTATAACTCAAAGTATCGGCGCTCAAAGTTGCAAAGAACACCATCCATATCCAAATAAATCTTTTCTATCATTTCAATTCTTTCAATGCTATTTCACGAAACTTGTTTTTATCAAAACTCAAAAACGGAGAATATTTTATCCATTTTCTGTATAGTAATGGCCAGCGAATATCATCTGATATTTTTCTTTGCCACATAGGAAGAAAATTCATCATTGAATTCAGTATGCACAAAGTTTCAGCCTGAATAACTTTTTGCAAAGTCATCGTCAGTAACTCCGGATACTCACCATCAGTTTTTAATAAATCGTTTATGTTTCCACTCTCACCAATCACCGAACAATCATTTTGAAAATTGTAACTCAATGCTTGAATGATTGCAAGTCTTTTTATATTGACTTCATCTGAACCATCTTCAAGCAAAGTGCCTGCCCAACAATTATCATTGTGTAGAAAATTTGAGATAACAAAATCAATGTAGTCATTTTTACGATTGTTAAACTTGCGGGATAACTTGTAGAAATGATACTTGTCTTTTCTTTTCTCAAACGCTTCTATAGTGATATTTGTTTTACCTTTGTACTTAAAAAAGTCATATTCAGATGTGAAATGCAATTTTAGTACGTGATAGAGGGTGAATGCTTCATAACCAGTCATGCTATAATTATATCACAAATCAAATAGGAAGTCTACGTGTTTTTGGTAACATATTGAGTTCTTGTGCATCAATTTCCACTTTTGATTTTAAGTCTTTGTTTACCAGACTGGAGGCTAATTCAATCTCCATACCAGTTTGATTACAATACTCAATGATTGCTTCCATATAGTTGTAGTCGGTTCCAGCTACGAGTTTTTCAATCTCTTCCTGGAACTTAAACATTTCATCTTTTGTCGGCATTATTTTACAATCGTTTCATACAATTGCTCAAATTGTTCATGCACAGCAACTTCTTCATCATAGTTTTGTTTGTGATAAACTTTAACTAGACGGTTCACAATATTCTTGGGCAACTTCAAGTCATCACAAATTTCTTTAATTGCTTCCTTGATAAAGTCTTTTTCGCCTTCCATGCGAATCATAGAATTGGAACACTCTTTCATAGCATCAAGCAATTTCTTGCGGTCAGCCTCACTAGAGATTTGATTAATACTAAATTGTTTTACAGCCATAATATACTCCTTAAACGAAACCCATTTTGCTACCCACAGTGCGGGTATTCTTTTCTTCAATTTGTTTGTTAAACACTTCTGCGATAGTCCAGCTTTCACGCTTACCATCAAGTTTAACACCGATTTTCTTAGCCAGTGCTTCGGCTTCTTTTTGTTTCAATGTATCAAAAGAAACGATATCAAAACAACGACCAGGGCGAATCAACGCAGGATCAATGTCGCGGATACTTGGCAAGTTAGTTGAGAAAATCAACTTCTTACCTTTTGTGGTAACAAGACCATCACCAACGTTTAGAAAACGATGCATCATCGTGTTACCATCACTCCGTGCTTTCAGGAAGTTGTCAGAATCTTCAAGCACCATCACGCCAGTTTCATCTTCAATGAATCGTGCGAACAGATAATCTTTCTCCAGAATTGCGGCATCATATGTCACAATCGCTGAGGAGTTACTATGTGCAAGAAGACCACGGATGAAAGTAGTCTTGCCAGTTCCTGGTGGTCCAATCAACAAGAGAATGTTTGCATTAGATTCCAGATAACGGTCATAATAGTCAGTCAATGGTTCATTGAGAAACGGATACATTTCATCAACAGGCAAACGCTCGGCATTCAAAGGAACGTTCACGCTATCACCATTTGCACCGTACACCCACTCAATGTATGAGGTAACTTCATCAAAATGCTTTAGAAAAATATCTTCAACATTTTCAATAAAGATTTTATCACCATAGGTATGTGTTGAGACAGAATTGGAATTCACATCATAACGAATGAAATTCAAACCTTCTGTAACAATAAGTCCAGAAGAATCTGTATATTGAATGATGTAGTCACCATCAAATTCTTCATTGATAAAGTCTTGCCATTTTTTACGATTGCCGTGCATCTTCAAATCAGAATTGAAAGTGGACATTTTCTTTTCTGTCCGCGAATCAAGTAATTGCAAGTGCAACCAGTCAGCGTAATCTGATGCTCCGACAAAAAATTTATCGTTCGCACCGCTTTTCATTTCATTCATATTCATATCCATTGCGTCATAAGTCCAAGAGTTTAAACTACGTTTCTTTCTACTGCGTCTCCGCGAAACCCGGTGTCTTACGGGTGCACCTTCACCAACACTAGATGCGAAAGCCTTCAATTCTCTAAAAATTCTATCCACTTCACTCATTTTCTAACCGTGGCTGCGTAAGTTATACAAATTGCATTCATGTTTGTTTCATATGCACACTTAACGGAAACTGGATCAACACCTTTGGCAATAGCCGCTTCAATGTTTTTTGCCATGTTGTTTCTATCGTTTATATTATACATGAAGATACTTACAATAAACGTACAACAAACTATTGTTGCCGAAACGCACACCGTAATTAAGTTATTGTTCATTTTAAATGATTCCTTTGTTTCTGTCAATTTTGTCGCCTTTACTCTTGTAGAAAATATGCCTGCCAATTTGTTTCTCCTTTTTTAGTTTTGTCCAACCTGGATTTACATAATCAGCATGGTAATAAGTTGCGCCGTTTGTTACATCGGTCATTCTTTCAAAATTCAAGAAAAGATTTGTTGATAACTCTAAAATCTCATTATACAACAATGTGTTCTTGATTGTCAAGGTCTTACTGGTAAATGTTGTGTCACAATACCAAGAAAATTGGCAAGTGTTGCCAGTCTTTTGCTTTACAACTCCGCATATGTCACTTGCATATCCGGATTGTACTCGATTGAAGGTTACGAATGCTACTGCTTTCTTACCTTCGTTTGGTTCATGGGCGGCTTCAAAATAAATATTTTCAGCTAGGCAAGTTACCTGTTTCTTTGCATCCATAGTGAGTGCATTGAATGTTGACTTCATTGGTAGAATGTTATGTGTGTCAACATTCACAAATGATAATAACAAAATTATTGCCGAGAAGAATATGCTTAGAAGTATAGGTTTACTTCGCATCTGTTTCCTTTCTGTGTGTTAGTTTTTATTGAGAACTAACAAACTCTAATATTAGAATCCTACAGAAACTGTAAGTCCGACTGCACGATCCTGAATGTCTTGATAGCTTTGGCTAACACCAACACCAACAGATACTTTGCTGATAACTGGCATGTCATAGCTAACAAATGCAACTGTTTGTTTTGGATTTGCACTGTCCCAATTTACACGGGTCTTAACACCAGCCATGGCATAACCAGGACCAACTTTAACACCAGCGTTTGCGCCAACTAGACCATACTCATATGGCTTTGCACCGTCGCCGCCATTATCAAAACCAACGCCAACGAATGGATTGATACCAAAAACTGTCTTACCTACAGTAAGTTCCAAACTATTGAACATAGATTGGTTGTCATTGGTACGAGCATTACGATTTTGTAATCCAAGATTGAACCCACCTAATGTAGTACCAGCACGTACATATTGTGCGATACTTTGTTTGTTGCTTACACGGTCAGTAACTTGGTCAACACCATACGAAACAAAATCACCAGCTTGTACTGTAGCGGCGATAGCAATTAAACTTGCGATTGCGATTTTCTTCAAAATAAAACTCCTTAATAAAAAATGGTAGGTTATTCTGTTACGAGGAAACCTACCGAAACCCTAAGCCGAGTTTAGGCGGCTAAAGCAAAACTTTCGTCATTTGCATTTACGTTTTTTGCTTGATTTACGGTCATCGCCTACCGTGCTGTCCACGCATGTACTTGTTGCCCTGTCGAATCTAGGTCACCCCCATCAGAAGCACACCCATTAGAGCCCATAAAATGGTTTCTTTCATCTAATACATGTACTTCTGGTGGAGGTGGGGGGATTCGCACCCCCGTCCAGAACACTTTTCTCTTTGCTTCATACAGCAATAACACTAATTATAACACAACAAAACTAGTTTGTCAGGTAATAATTGTTTTTTTCACGATAAAAACTAATATACTCTAGTAAAGTATTTATATGTTTTCTCATTGGTTCAATAAAGATGATTGGGTTGTCTTCCTGCACAGCCATGATAACAACTATTTGGTCAATTCTTACACCAATCAATTCTTCATACATCAATGCATAAGCGGTACATTGTGCAAAGTATGCAGGAATATCTTCTTTTGTTTTCACTCTGCTGGATGTTTTAAAATCAATGACAGAAAGAACACCATCATATTCTGCAATACAATCTACACGCCCGGCCATGCCAAGTTTTGTTGACCACAATGCACATTCTTGATACTGAATGTTGTTGATTTTATTTAGATATGGTTGTACCTTTTTAAATAGTTCCAACGCATCAGGCATTGGCTTACCCAATTCTTGATTGTTCAAATACTTTTCACATAGCGTATGCATACGTGTACCGCGACCAGAAGCAATTCGTGAAATACGATTTGCTTCCTCTGCACCGACACGTTGTCGCCATTCGTAAATAGCTTTCTTACCCATTGCACCCAAGACGGTTGTTACCGATGGTAATCTCTTACCATCGGGCGTTACATAAAATCTTCCATTCTCTAGTGTTTCGGATTTTAAGTCTTCAAGTTTCTTGGGTGGGCAATAGGTAAACATAATTTAATTGGTTGAATCCTCATGTTGCATTTTAGCAAGGATGTAATCTTTCACAAGTGATGACCGAACAATGTCATCGGCGGTAAATTCAATTCTAGTGAATGCATTCATGTGCATTACAATATCAAAGAATTTTAGAATACCAGTCATATCATTTTTCTTTTTGTTCAAATCTGTTTGGCGATAGTCACCACACCAGATAATCTTTGAACGATAACCAACACGGGTCATAACAGTATCAATTTCTTCAAAGGTCAAATTTTGCATTTCATCAACGATAATAATTGCATCATCAAATGACATACCGCGAATAAATGATGTTGAAATAAATTCAATGTATCCTTGTTCCTCAAGTCTTTGATAGGCATCTTTGCGACCAAACAAAGTGTGGCAAATTTGTTGATATGGTTGCTGATAGATTTCCATCTTCTCCGCAACATCGCCAGGTAAGTGTCCCATATCTCTTGATTGTACCGCTGAACGGACAATAATAATTTTGTGAAATGGGTTACTCTTATCTAAAACTTCTTCTAGTGCTTTGTATAACGCACAAAATGTTTTACCTGTTCCTGCTACACCATGTAATGCTACAAAATAATCGCCTCTCTTATATGCATCAAAAAATAATTTTTGATTGTTTGTTAGTGGGTCAAAAGTCTTTAAATCATCTATTCTGATTTTTAGTGCATTCGTTGGTTTTGTTTGCACATCAGATTCATCAACAAGTCTAATTTTTGTATTTGCTTTTCTTGCCATGAAGACCCTCTATTGGTAATGCCATTATCCCTTTGTGTGTTTTTTAATCACCTGTTCGGTTCTGGCTTGTTTAATGGATTTTCTTTCGTGCTTATCCGCAACTGCACTAGCAGGATGACCCTCAGAGATTTTTGAAAGAACCTCTTTGAACCCATCGGGAACACGGTTTTGTTTTGATGTAGACACGCCCGACACAATCGCAGGTGCAGTCATCACAGATTGAATCTGTGGATTGGTTTTCAGATATTCTTCACGTTCAGAAATTTTCATAAACGCTTCAAATTCTTCACCAGTTTCATTGTTCAAGAAATTATATGTAGGCATGTTACACTCTTATATAGCACAGAACCAGGAAGGAATATTTCTTTTCTTCCAGTTTGCAAGATGATTTTTGTTGTTTATGTAGTAATTCCGGTATGATGCAATAGAATCACCAGGAATTTTCACTTCATCAGGCATAGCAGGAGTTGGTTCAGTAAATGGACCAATGGGAATATTTTTGGGTCTATAACTCAGTGCTTGTGAAAGTCGTTCACATGAATGAATTTTACCATAACGATGCGTATATTCGTCCATCAGTGCGCCAAACAGTCTGTACAACCAAGCATAGTTGGCATCAGATTGTCTTACCCATACGGCTGAAGGATGATTGATATGAGTAGCAGAATACAATATGCTGTCAAGGGCAGAATTGAGAACATAAGTCGTTCTTTTTCGTCCACTAGGAGATAGACCGACAATAGCATCACCATCAAGAAAACGGTGAGCAGTAGAAAGTAATTGAGCATATTCAAGGATCATTTTAACACAATGCTTGTCGTTGTGCATCATAGCACAATTAGAAACATCATGGTCAAGGTAAAAAATATTCATAGTTTCATCTTTATTCTGGGTACTTCTTCCCAATAGCCAGCTAGTTTAATATTTCCAAATTGGTCATGGACATTTCTTTTCATTTGCAAAGCAACTCTAGTTATTTTTTCTTCATCATCAATATATTCAACAACTTGAAATTCATAACTGATTGGTTCAGGAAAAGTCATTGTAGGACCAGCAGTATTTACCTGTACAACAGGTACCGTAGTATACGTGTGAGTAGTTAAGAATGTCTGCATAGTTTACCAATGGCGAATTACGCCAGCAACAATAAAAAGGTTAGTGATGATGTATGATAACACAATCGCCGTCCGAATGCAAGCAATTTTATCAGCCTCTTTATCATTCTCTCCAGATTTTTCACCTAATGCTTTAGCCCATAATTTCCACATTCCGATTCTCCATAGAAAAAAACCTGGGCATTGCACCCAGGCTAAACTCTAAAAGTTTTTAACTTAAGCCGTAGCGGTTGGCTCGGTAACCTCAGTCACAGTAAGGACTTCGGTTTCTTTTGCAGGCGTAGCTTGCAAATCTTTTAAGTTCTTCACAGTATCAAGAACGATACCGCGGTCACGCCAATATTTAACAACACCGTCGGATGTTGGATTCATAAGTTGGTATGATACAACTTTACGACCATCTTTCACGACACGGATAACGGCTTCACTCCGAATTTTAATTTCAAGAATGTGAGCCGACAATTTGTATTTCAAGGCATCGCCAAGCAAATTCTCAAATACATCTTTTTTAACCGCATTACCAGTCATAAGCAATTGGAAGATTGGCTCCCATGCCTTTAAACGAACGGCTTTAGCTGGTTTAACATTTTTAGCTTTGGTCATAATAAACTCCATTTAATTTAAGATAAATCATTATACAAGGAAAAATGCCACCTGTCAACCAGATGGCAGGTAATCATGCGGCTTGTTGCAACATGATGGTAGGATACTTAACAAACCCGGTAGTATCTTTTTTTGCTTTGCCTTTAGCATAGAGGCCGACAATCACACCCTTCGGGTCAAGGAAACGCAAGTCGGATTCATCGCCGTTAAAGACTGGGCGAGAAAGGTAATCAACTGGCATCGGCAATGTTTTTTTGATACCGAAGACTACCGCAACATTCAAACCTTCATTCATAGCCCTCAACACATCGGAATCGTTACCGTCCGCGGCTGAAAACGTCAATTGATAATTTGAATACTCTTTGATTTTACGACCAAGGATTTTGGTGTAGTCGTAAAATTGGACTTCTGGGAAAGCGGTGAAGATGTTACGGAATAATTGACCGTTGCGAACAACTTCATATTTTTCCCATGCTAAGTCGGAAGTGCCGTTCAAGCGGAACACAGGCACCAATTCCATTTTTTTGCTTTGCTTGATAGCCAACTCAATATCTTTAACCAGTGTAGCCATAAATTCTACACGGTTCTCAAAAAACATTTTTGTTTTGCGGATGCGGGCTTGTTGAATAACGTTGGTATTCTCACCACGCTTGAACATGCCGCCGCGACCTGCGAGGTTGAGACAAGCCTCGGTGCAACCAAGGGTGCGCTTGGCACATGTTTCATAACCAGACAAATCAGCCGGGGCTAAATGTAAGATATAAGTGTTATATCCTTGTGACATGCCTTTGAGTACTTTTGGATTACCGGTGGAGAGCAATTTCATTTTTAACGTCTTTCTATCAATCTATGAATATAGTATAACAGGATGGTAAAGATTGTCAAGCATTTTTTTAGATTGTCGCAAAAATACAACATTAGTACCTAAGTATTAACATTACCACACAGCCAGCGGCTAGAATACTAAAGGTTACAAGTCGGCCCAATAGTGCGCCGAAGAATAATCCTAAAACGAATATACTACTTGTGGAAATGAATACTTCCATCTTACCGCCTCATGTTTGCTTGGTCAATCGCTTCCTCGGCTGAGAAAATTGGCACCGCATTACTCTTATGTAAAGTGCCGATACCTTTCATTTCGGTACCAGTGTAAACTTTACCATGAATTGGCTTTGTTGCAGAACCGCCGGGGGTCACTTTGCTGGGATACTTTTTAGAATCACGATCCGCAGGAATAGCCAACTTGGGAAATTTATTTTCTTGTATCACTTTTGTTTTCTTAGATGAAAAATTGGTAGTCATGCTATTGACACTTTTTAGCCAAGCATCATACTCGGCCAATTCTTTTTTGGTTTTGTTTTTGCGCTTACTCTTGCCCAAGTTAACATAGAACATCATGCTAATTCAAATCCTGAATTTACGTTAACTGTCCAAGTCTTCCAGCTTTTTCTTTGGATTGTCGTTGTAGGAATTTTATTCTGAATACAGAATTTCCAGGCTTCAAGAAAATAAGAAAATTCACGCATTACTTTTCCTTTCGGTCACTCGTTTCATTGTGGTTTTATATTCGGTACAATCCGTGATTGTATAACCGTGAAGTAAGGTACTCTCAACCAATGCTAACGATTCATTGGTGGCTTCTTCATCTTCCATAACGTAATTTCGGACAAACTTGTAATTGTAACCCGTGAGTGTTTCTGCCATTAGTGTAAACTGATCCATATTATCCCTTAATTTTATTCAACAAATTTTTAGCTACCGTCAAGTCTTCAACATAGTCCAAGCATTGTTCCATTTCTTGAACCATCAATTCGGAACGACCAATCCGAAGTAATTTTATTGCATAATTTAAGTCTTCAATGTCCATTTCTTTAGCCGCATCAAACAATTCTGCCCGAGAGCAACTAGACAAAAAATTTAGATTGTCACGATCCCATTCGTTCATATAAACTCCTAATTAACAAACATAAGTCAGTATAACACAGGCAAGGTTATTTTGCAAGCACGGTGTTACATTTTAGCAACAGCGGTTATATGCTTGCATTTTCCGTGATATTTGAAGCCAATGCAGGTGCAGGAGTAATGCTTGCCGTTTTGCGTTACAATATACTCGCCTTTGCTACCTGCGACCTTGAATTTTCTGATACTCTGAACCGAGCCAGAAATTACTTTGACATTCCGTAGCCACTTGGACGGAATTATTTTGACTGGATATGATGCATCGGTAGTTTCAAGTGAAAAACTATCAGCATCAACCCATCGTTGACTTTTAACAACTGTGCCCGTTAATTCTACATCCTCATACGGCTCTGGAGCGTATAAATAATTAGTTCTAAAACGAACAGTAATGGAAACTTTTGAACCGATTGTTGGAATATTCATAATGCTTAGTATAGCACAATGGATAATCCTGTCAAGTGGCTTGTTGTTTTCCTACAACATTAACCTTGTAATAGTTGTCTATTGTCGGACTCTTTTATATCTTCCTCAAATTCCTGCATTTGCAAGCGGGCTAAAGCCTTCTTGAGGTCTGCAACATCGCCAGAATCTGTTTTGATTCTGTCTTCAATTTCTTTTATTTGCTTTTGAATAACTTGAGTGATACTCATTACTTTCTTCCTTTGCCAAACGATAAAAAGATTTATCGTGGTGTTTTTGCTTGGGTTGTTTCCAGTCGGATACTGAATCTTCTTTTTTCCGAAATTTAGTTTTGTAGACTCGTTCTACTTTAGTGCCACCAATCATTTTCTCTTTGATTAACCTCCGTTAAAGAATGCGGTCTGCTACACCTAGCTTAATAACTTCTTCGGCTGACATCCAAACATCGCTAGGTGAAAGAAGTTTGGATTTTACATCACGGGCACTCATACCCGTAGCTTCTTGAAGTATATTTAACATTCTTTGATTAGTCAATTCAGCCTCTTTGGTGAATGACTTTAAATCGTGGTGTTTTCCTTCGTATGTGTCGGAATATTGGTGACACATCAAGCCACAATTTTTGGAAATTAATCTTTCGCCTTTTTCGCCAGATGCAAATATTAGAAAAGCAGCCGACATAACAGCACCAACGCCAATTGTCCGAACTTTGTTTTTGCTTATACGCATCATGTCAATTAAACCAAGTGCTTGATACAAATCGCCACCGGTAGAATTGATATACAACTGTAAAAGTTTTTCTGAATCATGGTAAGCATTCTCATAAACTAACCATTGTGTTGCTTTGAGAATGTTTTCTTCATTTATTTCACCGCTCAAGAAAAAGATATGATTGTCAAGGAATACATTATCAAACTTATCTTGAACGTTGAACGGTATGTCTTCAGGTGGTTGACCTAATCTCTTCCCACTCATAGGCCGACTTGATGATGGATGATATATCATGTTTTGGATTAAAATTCAAAATGGTTTTTGCTTTGGTAATATCAGCGACCAAATGACTTGGATCACCTTCTCTCCTCGGCACTATATTATATTTTATTTTTTTACTGCTTACTTTTTCAACTGTTTTTATAACATCAAGAACACTATAACCAACTCCTGAACCTAGATTAAAAACTCCAGATTCGCCATAATTGTCAAGATATTTTACCGCTTCTAGGTGTGCATCAACAACATCACAAACGTGGACATAATCTCTAACGCATGTTCCATCCGGTGTGTCATAGTCATTTCCATACACTTCAACGGTATTTAGATTTTGTAGAATTCTAGGAATCAAATGTGTTTCTGGCTCATGGCTTTCACCCATTTCTCCGTCAGGATCAGCACCAGCCAGATTGAAATACCTAAAAATTACATAATTCATACCAGAATCTTCAATAGCATATTCACAGGACATTTTACTATTACTGTATGGATTGTTGCTTGTGGTGCATTCATCTTCTGGTATTTGTATTGCACCTGACCAATAGACACCCGCAGTTGAAGAAAAGATGATTGTATTCACGCCATTTCTTTTCATCGCATTTAAAACTGAGACTGTTCCGCCAACATTGACTTCCCAGAATTCGGTAGGATCTTTTACTGATTCACCAACTTCAATCCGACCAGCGAGATGGAATACAACATCCACAAAATGATTTTGAAAAATACTTTCTAGGAAATACTTTCGCCGAATGTCACCACAATAAAATGAATCCACATAAGAATGTGTGGGTTCCTTTATGTCAAGGATGATGACTTTCCATCCTTGTTGCTTTAGTTTTTTACTTAGGTGCGAACCGAGATAACCTGACCCACCGGTAATGAGCGCGGTTCTATTTGCATTAACTTGTTCTTTTTCCATGGGAAACTTCCATTATATTTTGTCGCATTGATAGCGTTGCCACTTTCAAAAAAATCTGCTTTTACTGAATTTGGATTACCATCTAAGCGATAGCATAGAGTATGTACATTGGAGCAATCGTAATTGGGAAAATGGGTTGATAGTGCTTGATAAAATTGTCTATCAGCACCCCACTGCCCATACCATGCATGGCCGATGCGAACAGCAATATCACGCTTAATAGCAAAGCTGGAAGTATCAATGTGATTAACTTTCTCGTCAAAGAATACGGGCCACTTTCCCAAACTTTCGCAATTGTCTTCGCATAGTAAATTTTCATCTTTATCATAAATCTTTCTAAGGCTATAAGCCCAATCATTTCCTTTTTGTATCACCTTAACAAGTTTTTCAACGTGACACGGATCAATCCAATTGTCTTCATCAAGATAAATGATTATATCTGCATTTACCAAAAATGAACATGCGGCATAGACACGATGCCCGTACCAACCTTTGCCCACATTTTCTTCAATTTTTATTACACGGACTTTTTCAGAACCTTCAATGATTTCATCAACTTCTTTCCAATGCTGAATACCATCCATGAAAATGTAATGCGTCAAATCATCATATGTTTGACGGTCAACGGATTCAATACACTTACTGAGATACTTGGTTCCGATTGTCGGTGTTATTACCGCTACTTTCATTTTCATCCTTAAAAATCAGCTTGGCACCACCAATCGTACCAGGCATTTCCATCAAACGTTCATCATTTTTTAAGTCACGACCAAAAATTGCATCCCACCGAGTATCATATTCTTGTTGGGTAACGCTAAATGGTCTTGGTCTACTACCTTTACCACCATCAGACATTTCAATCTCCTAAATCAATATCTGGAAAAGCCTCTTTGACTAGTTTTGGGGTAAGGAAAGGAATACGCAAATCTTTCTTCATAGCCCTAACAAGCAAATCAGCCTCATCTTTGTGAAGTGCTTCCAATAATGGAACTAACAAATTCAATTGCTTTTTAGCAGTCAATCCCTGCGCCCTGCGTGGATGCCCAGCAATAAATCGGTACAATCTTGGTACTTCATTATGAAGATAAAGAATATTCAAACCAGCTGGTTCTTTTGCTGGCTTGTATTCTGGAATCTCAACATCAAAAACAACTTTCGGATTAAATACAGCAACCAAAAACTCTTTCAAGTTTCTGTCGCCATGTTGTCGCAAAACATTAATTTTATCTGCTCTCTTTTCTGTTTTCTCAAACAAAGCAAAGATTTCGTGATACATCAAATCATTCATTTATTTTCCTTAAAATTCATCAATCACTTCCAGCAAATTCTTTAGCCGATTTGCAATCATGTAATTCATAAATTGCTGGCGGGTTGCTGGTTTTGTTTCTATGTATGTATCTATAATGTTTTTTGAGATTGATCCAGGAATCATAGTCAAATCAATCAACTGTTTGTTCCGTGACCAATTTCGCATTTGCGTTTCATTAAATTTACTTGTACCAGTCTCAGCAATTTCTTCTAAAAACTTTTTGGTTACAGGCTTTTGACGAATACCATCAATGATGGAATTATCTGGCGACAAGATGTTTGGAATACCATCACCCTTATCACCAGTAACAATCAATTCATTCAACTGCTTGATTGGATCATCCGTATTAATGAATTTCTTCATTGTCGGTGAGTATTGTTTAACATTTGGATAAATTTGCAATTGAACAAAGTCTTTATCTGACGATAAAATCAATACGGCTTCATTCTTAGAATATGCCTGTGTCAATACACCGATAACATCATCAGCCTCAGCGCCGTGAATGTCAATCACTTTATATGGCGAATGGTCTTTCAACTCTTGACGAATCTTAGACATACAATCAAAAATTGCAGTCCAGTCATGTCCAGATGCATCACGATTTTTCTTTCGGTGACCTTTGTATGGCGGAAATATTTCTCTGCGCCAATAGTGGCGATTATCGCAAGCAATAATCACTTCACCGTACTCTCGGAATTTCTTCACATTAGAACGGATAGTATTAAGAACCATGTGGCGAACCAAAGATTCTTCAACTGGTGTTTTTGAGGAACCAATTTGTTCCATCAAGTTAGCAATAACAACTTGGTTGTAGTCAAATATAATCATATGGTCATTATAGCATAATTTTTCAACAATTGTAGGTAATCATAGGACACGCAACAGGACAATATCTTTATTGATTCTACCATTTAGTAAAGATTCTTTTGTTGCAATACCAGCCAGCACATTACGCAAAGCTATTTTACCAGCTTTCAATACTTCTGGCAACATTTCGCCTGGCTTTCGTACTGTCTTACTTATAGATTTGGATTCCGTGTAATTTGTGACACAGGTGCCTTTAACGCTAAATCCACCAGCATCATCGGCATGATACACACCAAGTTTTCTTGTTTTGGTATTGAACACCCATAACTGCATTGCACCAATGATATCTTTTGGTTTGATTGATATCAATTTCAAGTCATCAAATTTTTCACAATACTGGACTTTGGATACAAGTTGATCCGGTGTTTTTGCTTTGCGTTTTCGTGGCTTACGATTTATTTTAGCCTCACCAGCAATCTTCATCGCATCGGTAATAATTGTATCGCAATATGCAACCATCTTTTTCAACTGCGGCTTTGTAAAGTTTGAATAGCCCTCACGCACTTCCGCGTCTTTTGTGTTTAGAACATCATCAAATTCACTTCGGCGTTTTTTGAAAATATCAACCAATTTATTGGCATGCATTCCTTTTGCTCGATCTTGCATAATTGCAAACGGCGATGGCATGGTATTAAATTTACTGGTAACAACTTCATCAATTGCCGCTTCAAGGTCGCCTGCAATCTCCGATATCTTTTCATTCAGTCTGTCTTGAATAGACGGACCTTTATCAACAACAACTGGCGCTGGCGTATCAACAACAAATAATAAATTCTTTTTGATATACGTACGACCCTTATCACCAATATCGTTTCCATTCAATACCAAACGACACAACCATCCAACGGTCAAAATACCATTGGATGTATCAATCTTGCCTTGAATTTTATTTTTCTTAGTGTATAAATTTATATAATTTAATGCGTCCTTGGATTCTTTGTTTTGATGATACCAATTTAGTGTATGAACCAATTCCAATTTAGACATTGGTTCAGAGAATCGTGGTTCATCATCAATCCGAACTCTTGCTGGCTTTACCATCTTTTAACTCCTGAAAAGAATATTTTCTATAATCCGTCATAACAAGAATACCATCTTCGGTTTCTTGGTATGCTTTTGATATTACTCGGGCAACTTCTATCACTTCGACTTCCGTTTTGAACACATAACATTCACCAAAGGCTTCAACTACTTTATCAGTATTTAAATATTTTGACATGTCGGGCCTGTAGCCGTCAAATAAACTACCATAGTCATTCAACGGCGTTACACGGTAACCATCGCTTGTTATTAGTATGTAAGTACCTTGTGGCATTTTAATCAAACTCACTTCCTGGATCCAGACTGTAACCATAATACTCGGCCATTTTTACAACATCCTCATCCGTCATCGGAACTTCGGGGGAATCAAGCATCAAAGATTCAAATTCATTTTTTTCAAACATAATAAATTCCTAAAAAACAATTATAACAGATCCAGCTGTTGAATGCAAGCATTTTTTAACCCAGCGGCATAAATTTTTGCACAGGCAAGAATATTAAAAATTCCAACAATCTTGCCTTCGTGAACTATGGCGTACTTTTTCATTTTACGATAAAAGGTTTGTTCCAGCTACCAACGTTGACATGTGCATAGTATGCGGTATCAAAATAATCGGTTTGGGCATCCGAACGGTCGTAGTAATCGGCAGAGTACATAGCCTTCACGATTTTGGTCATCAACTCTTTGGCTTTGCCGGAGTAATGATCCTGGTACCAGTAAGGATTAACCTGTTCGTATCCAGTCGTATTGGGTTTGAAACCTTTTGATA